CAAAGCTGGAGTAGTCCAGACTAAGCTCGTAACAGTAACCACGGCCGAGATCCTGGCATTGTACACCACGCCGAAGGAACTCGTACCCGCTCCTGGTGCTAACAAAGTCCTGGAGTTTTGCGGTGCCGTGCTGTTCCTCGATTTTAACAGTGCGGCTTATGCCACTTACGGCATCCTCACAGTCAAGCAGGGTACTACGGCTGTTAGTGATGCAGTTGCCGCTGCCGCCCTGGTCCAACAAACTGATGACTGTTACGAACAGTGTTTTCCACTGGCCGTTGAAACAGAATTGACAGCTAACTCGGCGTTGAACCTGTATTGTGATACGGGAAATCCTGTCACTGGCGACAGTCCGATCTACGTAAGTATCTCGTACATCATCCACGATTTCAATGTTTAAGTTATACGACTGCCGCTGTCACCAGGACGAGTGATACGCAGATCATACCGGGGCGGGTGCGGTCCTGAAGGCCGTAGCCCGACCCCTATTAAGGAGGCATCATGCCAGAACCTACAATGAAGCAGAGAGTATCGGTCGAACGCAGACTGAAGTCGAGGTATCCCCAGATGTATAAGGAAGGCTGGGGTAAGGCTGAGAAGAAGGGTAACTGGGCAACCAGGCTCAAAGACAGGGTGAGTAAGGCCATGAAGCCTGGAGAATCTACCCGCACCAAGGCCACCAAGTCAGGTCTGGAGAAGGCTGGGGTAAGCGGTAAGAAGATCAAGAAGATGCAGGGGGAATAAGATGGCTGAACTGACCTTTCCGATTAACGGCAAACACGATGGCTTTCCGGCTGGCAAGCAGCCCGCCAACACGTCACGCAGCATGAACAACATGCGGCCTTACTTCGACGGCAAGGCAGTAGGTGGACAGCGTCCGGGCCTGGATAAGTGGGGAGCAGGGACTCAGATCGGGGCTGCTGAGCAGCCGGTCGTTGCGATGTGTACTGTGAGTACGGTGGTCTGATGGCTATAGAAGACTCCAATGTATCTACAAATGGTTATGAGGCCAATGTCCCTTTCTTTAATCCGGATGTATTAGCCGGACAAAGTTTTACGGCGTCTGATAGTTACGAGTTGGGAAGTATAGAATTTCGACTTCAGAAAGATTCCGGCAGTCCTGGAGTTCTGACCATATCTTTGTATGCTACAGATGGTTCTGGATTGCCTACAGGGGGTGTTCTTTCTACTGGAACTACAAATGGCGACACATTACCTACGAGTGGTTATGAAACACGTGAAACAAGTATGTCGTCGTACAATATTGTCAGCGGCACTAAATACTGTATCCTAATAGACCAGGCTTCGGCTGTTAATGGTAATGGGTGGGGTGCATTGGGGAGTAGTGTTAACCCATACGCAGGCGGTTGTCTCGTCAATAATAATGTAGGAGGCGTGTTCGCCAATTACACAAACTTTGATTTGTGGTTTAGAACTAATTCTCCAGATGCCGCTCCTGGTAAAGCGACTAACCCCTCTCCTACGAATACCGCTACGGGTGTAAGCATAAATGTCGCCGAGCTTAGTTGGACACAAGGAGATGGTGCCGATACAGAGGAGGTATACTTCGGCCCTTCGGGCGATCTCTCTCTGGTGCAGGATGGGGCAGGAACTACCTTTGACCTGTCCGGCTATCTACCCTTTCCTTATGGCACTACGTATCAATGGAGGATAGACTCAACCAACGATGTCGGTACCACTACTGGTGACACCTGGAGTTTTACAACTATGGAGTTTACCCCACCTGAAGTCAGTGTCTTCCAGACAGTAAAGCGATTGTGTGCGTGTGCAGAAAACAGATTTTGGTATGAAAGCATATAAGGTGGCGTAATGGGATCATTCAGTAATTTCTGGGAAAACGAAGTTCTTGACCACTTGTTCATGAAGGGGTCATACACAATGCCGACCAACTTGTGGATCGGGCTGTCAACCGCTGATCCGACTGATGATAACTCCGGTCAGGCAGAACCGAGTGGTGGATCGTATGCCAGGGTATCAACCGATGGAGATGACTGGGACGCTGCTTCTGGTGGGGCAACCGCCAATGCAGCCGCCATCACGTTCCCGGAGAACACTGCATCCTGGGGCACCGTGACACACTTCTGTATCTGGGACGCGAGTACAGCGGGCAACATGGTAGCCCACGGGACGCTTGATGCCGCAAGGGATCTAAGTAGTACCGGCATCACTCCTCGGTTTGCAATAGGTGAATTGGACATCACTCTATCGTAAAGGTGACTCATGGCGACTGAAGAACAACTGATAGCACAAGCATCTTTGCACGAGTACCTAGGTGCTACCTTTCCTGAGATGAGATTAGGTGTCTCGCCTTCCATTGATTCCAAGGATGAGATCGTAATCTCAGGAAATATAAGATTCCACGTTGTAGTGGGATTGGAAGAAGATAACGCCAAGGTTAGAGAAAAGTTAGCCAGTGAAATGACGAAGGTAAAGTCATTGGCTGATAGCAGTGTCAGTATTTTGGGGACAAGTTAATGGCAGTAGTTGACAGCTATACAGTTAATGACGATAGCGATGCACAAGTAAGGTCTGCCAATGATTGGGCACAATCCTTTACGGCATCCAAGAACTATGATTTGTCCTATGTTAAATTGCTCCTTGGTGCATCTGGCAATCCTTCTGCACATACAGTGACTGTAGAGATATTTGCTACCTCCAGTGACAAACCAACTGGGCCGGCGTTAGCTACAGGGACAATAAGCGGTGCCACTATCTATGCTGGTGGGTTGGGTTGGTACCAGATCAACATGGATTCCCCAGTAAGTCTTAGCAACGGTGTTGTGTATGCAATTTGGGTTTCCAACGATACCGCTGGTAGCACATCGCAGCATATAGACTGGAGAATGGACGTCTCATCCCCGGCCTATGGTGGTGGTCAACTCTACTATAGTGGCAACGGTGGTTCAACATGGACTGGATACGGTTACGACTCAATGTTTGAGACACATGAGTCAGATGTCACCTATTCGGAACTCTCTGGAACGGTGGCTGCTGTCTCAGAAGTTGAAGCCGCTGATCTTGAATTAAATCAGTACGTAACACTGTCGGGCACAGTAGCAGCGGTAAGTGCGGTTGAACCTGCTTCTCTAGGACAGGTAGCGGTGAGTCTAGCCGAGAGCGTGGCGTACACAAGGTTAGTGGCAGTTGGGAATGACCGTCTCTATTATGAGGACATATAAATGGCAGCAGGAACGATGGTAGAACTGGTTGCGGCCAGAGACGATATAGATACCACGGATCAGTTGGTGATCTATGAAGGTTACCAGAAGGTCTTCGTGGTCAACGGGACCAATCTGAAGATCGTTGATTTCGTTAACACGAAGCTCACGGTGACGGCCTTGACCACTGCCCCCACTAGGGGGTCTACCGTGACCCAGGCCACATCCGGTGCGACGATGGTCGTTGACTTCGTCAATACAGCCAAGACTGAGATCTACGGTAAGACCACTGCCGGTACGTTCGTCACCACCGCTGGGTATACCCTTTCAGGTGGCAGCATGGACCCGGCAACCAGGGTGCCCTCAGCGGTTGCCCAGGCCACGACCACGCCTCATTGGTATGACTGGACGGTCTATCCTGATAGTGCCTCCGGCGGTATGCCCACTGAGGCGTATCTGGGTTGCCTGTACCAAGGCCGAACTGTCCTGGCGGGGCACACTGATTACCCACACCAATGGTACATGAGCAGACAGGCCGACCATACCGATTGGGCCTATGCGGCTAATGACGCCCAGACTCCTGTGGCTGGCAGTGACGCCGACGCTGGTGAGGTGGGCGACATTATCAGGTGCCTGATCCCATATAAGGATGACTTTCTGGTGTTCGGGTGTGCCACGTCGATATGGGTATTGGCTGGCAATCCAGGCGAGGGTGGTACGATCCAGGAGGTTGATCTTACTGTTGGCATCTTTGGTCCCTATAGCTGGACTTTTGACGGCGATAGTAATCTCTATTTCTGGGGTACAGGTGGCATCTATAGGATGGCCAGAGATTTCAGATCGGTGGAGAACCTGACGCAAATAAGTCTTCCCAATTTGATCGGTGATGAAGGTGCCAACCCTGAGACACACAGGGTTACGATGGTATATGATCGTAAGAGGTACGGTCTTGTCATAACTGTGACACTCTTAGCTGATGGCACCAACTCCAACTACTTTTACAGTCTTAATCCGGCTACAGAGGGAGTTTACCCTGAGACGTATCCAGAGGAGTGCGGTGTGTACTCTGGTGTCTATTACGATGCCAACAATAAAACCTACCGCGACTTACTGGTAGGTTGCAAGGACGGCTACATCAGGAAGTTCGATCCTACTGCTGAGGATGATGACGTCGGTGCCACTGATGAGGCCATAAGCAGTCATGTAGCTCTTGGCCCGTTTGAACTCGGGCCGGGTGGCAGGGAAGGAACTATTGAGTCCATTGAAGCCTTCACCACTGGTGGGGGTTCAGGTGGTACGGAGACCGATTCCGACGACATAGCCTACAAGCTGTTCACGGCACAGTCGGCGGGCAAGGTAGCCGAAGATGTTGACGCCAACGCCAATCAGAAAGTGTCGGGTACGTTCCAGGCTACTGGTAGACCGAGGGGCAGACGTAAGAGGCAGAGAGTCAGGGGTGCGTTTGCCGGCATACGGCTGGCCAATGACACGGCCGGCGAGAAGATCAGCTTTGACCGGCTGATCGTGGAAACATCCAGGAAAGGAAGGTTGAAGTAATGTTGATAGCTAGAAATGCAATGACCGGTGGTGGTGTTAGATCCTGGCGAGCCCGGCAGCAGGTTGGTTACGCACCTAACGGTGGCATGAGCGGTGGCATGAGCGGTGGTGGCTTGACGACTGCTGCCAGATCCGCGTTTGGTCAGGCCATAGATCAATTCAAGCCCGGTGGTGGATACATGCAGGGCATAGAGGCCGGACTGGAACGTGGTAGGACCAAGGCTGTCGCGTCTGGTATGTCCGGCCTTGTCAGTGCCGGCATGTCCAATACCACACAGGCTGGTGGTCTTGGTAAGCGATATGAAGAGGAGATAGGAGCACCCACTCGTGCTGGGGCCGAGACACAAAGAATGCAGAGTCTGGCAGGTCTCTATGCCGGACTGGGTGGAGCCGAACAGTCTGCTTTCGAGGGCAGTGCCAATAGAGGACTGTCACTAACTCAGTCTATGATGGCCAATCGGCCGGCTGGGTCCGGTTATGGTGCGTATAGACCGTTGCCGACATTGGCGGGCACAGGTGGTGGAAACCGGTTCAGCATACCCAATAGAGCACCGAGTCTAGCATAAGGGGAACCAAACTATGGCCGAGTCACTATTACAAGGAGCGGGTCTGATTAAACCCACTGCTACACGGTACAGTCCTGATTCTCCTGAAGGCATGATTAACCAACAGGCTACTCTGATGCGGAAGCAGATTCAGGATGAATTTCAGACTGAGTGGGATTCCCTTAGAGGCCGTGTATCTGGTCAGGATCAGCATAGAGCCCAGTATGCTATGAATGAGCTTCATACGAGGTTCAGGGGCAGGATGACCAAGCTCAATCAGGATGTGGAACAAAAACTGTCTGGTCTGTTTACCAAACCGGTCGAACCAAGTGCGATGGATGAGAGGCTCCAGGCCATATCCAGAGTCGGTGAGAGCTATGGCAGGTCACCCGAGGAGATCGCCGAGGCCAGAGCCAGAACGGAGATAGGTGGTG